GTCTTTTGTATCACAAACTGCAATCACTGCATCAGGGTCGCTGTCAGGTAGTTCAAAATATCTCTGTAATTCATCAGAATTGTAAAGAAGTCCCTCACGCTCTATAGGCTCATTCATATACAACGCTCTCCAGCTTGCATCATCCATAATATCCCTTTGTTCGCGGTAGAACTCTGTTGTAAATCCTACTCCGTAATCATAATCAAAATTAGATTCATCATCTTTATTCATAGCCGGTATTACTATAAACTTAGCCCGATCTGAATTACCATATTGACTTTCAAGTCTACCTATCACATCATGTACCGACCACCTGGTAGCTATATGCAGCTCCTTACAATGGTTACCTATTTTTCTTTGTCTAAGGTCAGTGGTATAGGTTTCCCAAAGCTTATCAAGTCTCTCCTTAGATAGAGCCACTTCGATACCACTCACCAAATCGTCACAATAGAGCAAATCGGATGCTCTGTATAATCCTGCATTACCTGTTCCAATTGATGTAAACTCCAATGTCTCAAATCTCTGCCTTTTGTCTACATCAATTCTACAATCTTTAGCATTTGTGCTTGATATATTCACCATAGGGAACACATCATGCCATAAATATTCACCATTGGTTTCTAATATTCTTAAGCACTCATCATACACGCCTCGTATAAATGCATTAGAATGACTACCTGTAAGCTTAGGTTCGTTCGGTCTCTTACCTGCAAGCCACGTTAAGAAAAATATAGCAAGTGTACTCTTACCTGCACCCGGTGGCAATGACACAGCCAATAAGTCAAGTTTATCATCCGCCAACTCCTGCAATGCATTCACCACTTGCCTTAATACCTTTCGTCTTGGCGGATAAAATTTCTTATCAGGTTCTCTATCCCACTCTATATACAGTATATAGCTTTCAAAATCATAAGGGGCTGCACCAAGTAACACCTTCTTGTGTAGTCCAAACAGCTTCTGCAATAACTCTATATCATCTAACTTTGGCATTACCTCTTCTATGGTATCCGATAATTTCTTTAAATACTCAATTGCCAAGTTATTATCTTCGCCAATATTTGATAGACACATATGGTATAAATCTTCATACCCCAATATATCTTCAGGGTGCCTTTTTATTTTTTCGAAAATTTTTTCAAGTAACTCTCTCATTTTATCCTTTCATTAAAAAAGCGTTACCACATTGGGATATTCCCTTTGCGATAACGCACTCTATACTAATCTACTAATCTATTCTTATTGTATCTGTTGTGAATAACTCACTCCAATTCCCATCCATTGCAGATAATTTAAACTCTATATTGTTTTTAGGCTCGTTGGAACCTATCATTATCGCTGCATTATACGATTTGTGTGCCTGCATTGTGGACGGAACACCTGTAGCAAACATAACCATTGTATCATCCACAGAAGACTCCATAGGCACTATCGTTATCTCACCATCAGTCTTGTTTTCAAATTTAAGATTCATATAATAAAATCCAAAACTCTCACTAATGCCTTGATATGTTGCTTTAAAATAATTGTTATCAGCTATAACCATCCCTTCCGACTCCGTCTCACTCACACTTGTCTCAACTTGATTGCTTTTAGCTTGATTTACACGCTGTACCGATACGCCCTGTGTATTTGTAGCACTACCATAAATTAAAGCAACTATTATAAGTACTGCAAATACTACAATAGTACACCCTATCGTTTGTAATAATAACTTCATAACCAATCTCCCATTACTTTAATATTCTATCTAATCCCAACTCCATATCGTGAAACCTAAGTGGCGAAGGGTAACTATCTTCAGTAACTATATACTCTTCTTTACTATCGCCATCACACTTTCTTACTACCAGTTCATATCCTAATCCTTTTAAATATCTACCAAAGGTATCGACATACATATGACTACCGTTTAATGTCTTATATGCACCGGATTTTGACTTATATCCCATTCTATCAGACAAATTGTCATATGTCATATCGTTTAGCATCATTATATGCTTGATAATCTCAAATTCATCCATGCCACACCTCCCTAGTTATCCACAACATATCCACTTTTTATCTTAACCTCCATTGGTACTATCACGACCTTATACCCCAGTACCTTAGCCATTGTGGATAACATTGATACAGGTATGTCCTTCCTTGATTTTTGTGTGTCAAGTCTATCCCAAATGGCTGCTCTAGTTATGCCAAGTTCTTTAGCATATTCGATATTTGATATACCACGCTGCTCCATAATGGCTTTTATTATTTCACGACCATTCATATTTACCTCCATAGTGATTGTATTATGTGATTGGATTTATGTCAAGTGTTTTCTTGACGCCTTTTGTAATTTTGGGGTACTCACCACACTCCCCAGGGCTGCGATGGTGGCAAGCTATCCCCCCCGGGGGACTATATACAAGGGCTATACATTGGGGGAACACATCGGCACACATCAACGCAATAAAAAAGCCACCTTTTACAGTGGCTTAATATCTCAATATTCAATTTTTATTTCTGCATTTTTGATAATTCAATCAAAATATAAATCGGTAAGGCTATAATAATGCATATAACTTTGAAAACTGTAACTATTCCATTGCCTACCGCTTGCGATGTCTTCCTATCTCTGTACATAATATAATATAATACCTCTCAAATCTTAATATACACTAAACCTTTTATAGCTTTGTATCGTGCTGTACTTCTCATATAATCCCGGAGCCTCTTTTTTCAACTTGCTTGAATCCAGGCGGCGGGACTCAATCTCTTTATATGTCACCTTGTCCGCCCCGTCAATTAGTACGTCCCTATCTCCCATAATGTCCAATATATCGGACTTAATGGCGTCTTGCATTGCCTCCAGCTCTTCTATTAAACGTTTGTTCTCTCGATATTCCTTGCATAACTCATTAAATTTACTAATCATAATATTACCCCCTTTTAATCCTATTTTCTGCATACTGTAAAAACTCTTTAATTGTGTTGAAACTTTCGACCGGTCTATCGTTTAAATTATTATACCCATTTAACACACTTACATATAAATGATATTTCTTACTACTTAGATCCGGGCGACTGTTTCGCGTCTCTAAGCTATAGCCGTAATTCAAGCCGTCCAGCTTGTCCAACTTCTCAATCGCTGCATTAACCTTTTTGTTGTTCACTCTCATTTTTATACCTCTACACTTTCTATATAATAATTGACATTGTTTCCCGTCTCAGCGTTGCAATTGTAAAATCTAAAACTATTCACATAATTATCAAATGTGTCAAATTGGTCTGGATTACAAGGCTTTGATATATCATAAACGCCGATTAAATCGTTATCAGGGCGAACCATGGACGCGGTAAGATGTACCACGCCGCCCGCGTTAAATTCCTTGCGTGCAACGCTTTTATTTACTCTATGCCACTTCTTACCGTCTTTTATAAACTCAAACTTATACATATATACCCCCTTAAAAACCGCCGTTAAGCTTACAAAATTGATATAACAATTGCTCGATTTTTTCCTGTCGTTCTTGCCATGATATATAATTATCTTTAAATACCCCGCCCGCCTTTTTTCCGTCCTCTGTCGCCCCCTCAGCCGGTCGACCCGGTAAATTGCGACCACCTACCATGATTATAACCCCGTATATATTGAAAGCGTCCCAATTATGAAACATCCCCGCATTATATGCGAAACGTGTATAATACGCTAGTAAATGATCCAAAACCCCATCACCTACATATACAATATTGCGACCGTAAAATTCTAATGATTTCTTTGTAACCTTTATTAACATATATTTACCTTCTTTCGTCCTCTATATCTTCACTACATACCAAATCTATAGCATCATCTAATAAATAACATCTTATAGCTACATCCAGAGCATCGGCACCGCTGTATATTGTATCTAATACACCATTTAAGCTATAACCGCCATTGTCCAGAGCCTCAGCCAATAATTCAAAATTTTGAGATACCCATAACCTCGATAATTCACTATTACAGGTATATGAATGACTACCGCGTCCCGTCACGTCGTCGCAATCTCTCAATATTTGCTTTAAGTAATCCGCCAAATCCTGGGAGCTTGCAAATTGTGAACGGTCAATCTCTTCTTTTACATAATTTAATACATCATTGTATACAGCCATCTCATAATCGTAATCTTTAAATTGACCGTTGTTCATTTTGATTTCATTGTTACTATACATTTTAATACCTCCAATTTTTGCAATTTGTTTATTGCGTTATTCCTTTATTTGATTATGTGCATATTATAATATTAAAATAGCAATATGTCAATACTCAAATATTAAAATTTTAAAATTATTTTTTTCTTCCTATTATATGCGATTATTTCAATATATCTATACAGGCATTGACACACTTAGAATATTGTAATATAGTAATATTCAAATAATTTTAAAAAAGGGGGTTATATTATGTTACCTAATGATTTTATAAAAGAAGCAATGCAAAAAACGGGCACAACTCAAAGCGACCTTGCGGCAGCTCTAGGATATGCCACGCAATCGGCTATAAGCTCCAAGCTAAAAGCGTCTAAGCTTGACACAACCGCATTTATACAGATGTTAAACGCTATGAACTATAAAATTATTGCTATAGATCCGCACGGGGTTAGTACTGATATAACAATAGATTAAATATTGAGAGTATCGCGGACGCTCTGGACTGTGATATAAGACTAGTAGACAAAAAAACAAATGCCATTTATTGAGAGCCCGCAGCGTGTGGGCTTTCTTTTTATGTCCGCACTCTATTAGATCCGGGTTAGTGTCTATTTGTATATTTTTTCACAATATGTATATTTATGCATTATTTTGTATATTTATATATTATCAGATAATTCTTTAAATTTTCAGTTATTCACTGCTATGAAATTTTCACCCGGGAAAGTCGATAGAAAGTCGCAAAGAAAATCATTTCAGAAAGTCGTTTAAAATTTTGATAGTCGTTTTGAAAGTCGAAAAAGTTTCCAAGGTAGCGAACGAAAGTCGCTGAAAAGTCGCTAAAGAGTCGTTTAAAAGTCGCTGGAAAGTCGTTTGAATTCCTCTCACAAAGTCGCACAGCTGTTCTACCAAAGTCGTAAAATCTTCAGTCCTCCAGAAAGTCGATAGAAAGTCGCAAATATCCAAATGCCTCACAACGCCCTTAAAATCGCTTGTACGGCGTTTTAATGCTTTGGTGCTATATTTATACCATAAAGCTATTAAAATGCGATACAGAGCAAAATAGACACCTTCTCAGCAGTCTTATGATATCTCATACCTTTCAGACAACAAATAAAACGCCTTAGCCTTGATATTTTATCAAAGTTTGGGCGTTTTTTAGTTCAGTGCTATATTTGTACCCTAAAGTCGCTTAAATTCGTTTTAGGGTGTTTTTACAAAGCCTCAGCCTTATGTGTCAGAACTTGCAAGTCGTTTACGCTCCTCCGCATCAAGGTACCTTGCCTTGATATCATCCACCGAAAAGTCGCTTTCGTTGGTCGTATTGGCTGTCACAACGTGTTCTGTCTTGTCCTGGTAGCCGTAATTGTTCTTACCCAGGAAGATTCCGGATACCGGATTTATCTTACCTGAGTTCATGTAAGATTCCCATAAATTCTCCAAAGTTGAGTACGCTTTTTTGACCACCAAAGCGACTTCGCGGGTTATTGCGGGCTTATATCCATCACCTCCAGATGCTCTATTATGCACAATACATCTAAGCTGGTTAGTAGACATCCCATTAAGTGCTATAGCCATCCCGGCTACAGTCGGTTTGACATCAGCCTCAGCATACAACCTAAAGTACTCTGAGAGTCTATCAGCAACCTCCGTAGGGTTATTCATGTCTATATCCGGTAAACCTATTAGCTTTATATTAATCCCAATCAAAGTCGTATTATCACCTGGCTTTAAGTTCTGCAAGTAGTTTTCCGGGGACAACCAGTTACTGCTCTTCTTACGCTTTTTAGGTGCAAACTTCTTCTGGATGGGTTTACCTGTTATGGGACTAATATCCACATCTTCCTCAATACCTTCTCCATCCTGTTTCATATCCTTTTCATCCTTACTCATCAAATATTCCTTTCTCTGTCAATTTGTAACAAATATTACTTGAAGTAGTAAAAGTAGTGGAAAATCAAAAAATGCGGTAAACCTTACTTATATACTGTAGACGTCTACAGTATACAGAAGAAATTATACGCAAAAACAAAAGTTTTACTACTTCTACTACTTCATGTCACAAATGTTACATTTATAAAATAATGCATATTTATACATATTTCAATACATTTTGCTCTAAATTTTACGCTCACAGTACCTGATATATCATCTCTAATATCAGACATCATATCCTTTAAATCGAACAAATCTTTTAAATTAGATTCATATTCAAACGGACTCAATTAAACTACCTCCTTTAACTTTAAACCCCAGTATATCGGGAAACCACACGATGTGGACTTCTTATCAAACCATTCGGGGTGTCGCTCCATCTCTGCATTAAACTTCCTTGCAGACAATATGAAACTACCTTCAGACTTCGACCACATCTTAAATGCATTGTATAAATCCTTAGCCTTGATATTGGCATTATCATCTCTAATGCATCTCATCTCCAAAAACTGTAATACCAGGTCGTTATCTCTCTCATATTTTGATATAACTTCCGTGAGACCTTTGCTCATTTTCAGTCCCTTTTTCTTATAGTGAACATACCCTCTGACAAGCCACATAAATATTCCACTCATATTTTCCTGTGTACAGAGTTCATCTTTTAAATGTATATCCTGTTCGTTTGGTGCAAAGTGTCTGTTAAACTCTACAACCTTGATACGCTCCGATGCGAACAAAGACTTGTCTGTGACCAACGGTAGGTCGTTACAGGATAACCAAAGCGTAAACTGTGGCTTATAGGTAATAGCAGATTGATATAAGGCTCTAGCGGATATCTCCTCACCACCTGTAAGCTGTTTTATCTTCTCTTCATCCAACTTACCATACTCATTACTCTCAGCCATTGTGACAAATCTCTTACCCTTTAGCCCTGCAAGTGTGGGGGATGCAGCTTCGACATCTTTTTGTCTGTCACCTCTACATATCATCCCAACAGGAGCGACTTTAGCATAGTCACCTAGAAGGGTCTCAATCGTGTTTAGCATGGTTGACTTACCGTTTCTTGTGGTCTTACCGTGTAGTATGAACATACATTCCTCATTGCTCATACCTAACATTGAGTACCCTAATGCTCTTTGTAAGAAGTCGGCTTTATCTGTATTACCTTCAGTAACCTCATCTATAAACTTCTCCCACCTTTCACACTTAACATCTTTTGACATAGTATGTTTAAAGGAGGTTTGCATGGTGATATAATCTTCCCACCTGTGCTCACGAAATGTACAATCACTTAAGTCATAAGTACCGTTAAGACAATTTATCAAATAAGGATTAGAGTCAAATTCTGCCGCTGATATATGTAACTCACCTGTAGCGTCTTTGAGAACCCTATCTCTCATTCGTCTATCACCAAGCTTGTTTATGAAGCTTGAATATGCTTTTCTCATGTCGTAATCTACAATCTCACCACAATAAATTATCATCAATCTAACGAAGTCTTTTAACTTCTCCGATATCAGAATCGCTCCCTCATCCTTTCGCCATGCACCCTCGTGATAGGTATACCAGCTTTTATGCTCCGGACAATATCTTGCTTCTTTTTCATAAAGCATACCAAAGAGATTTGCCATTCCCATTTCAGACCATTCATAGCCTGAACTGTTTTCATTATTCGATTCAGGATGTGCATTATATATTTGATACATTTTATGTGATAGGTCGGCATCTATAATCACACGTCCTGTGCGTGTCTCATAGAGTTCAGTATTCATTATTTGCACCACCCACAATCATGTACATCTAACTTCTTCTCAAGTTCATCTCCAATCTCTAAGAACTCCTCCAAAGTAATCTTATATTTCTTTAAAACCTGTTTAGGTGGATGTCTAAATGGCTTGAATACATTATAGATATAGCCATAGTCACCATCGCTTTCGCAATCTGTAACCCCAAAATCTTCAACATCCGCTAAGACATTGTTTACAACAAATGTAGATGTTCTACATGGTAAACTGTCATATGTTCTTATTCGTAATTTCATCTTTTGTACCTCACTATACTATTGCATATTGATTTAATCTCCCTTAATTCAAGTGGAGGGGTACACGCCTCTTTATTGACGTGTACTAACTCCTTATATATCTGTGCTTTAGAGTACCCAATGTTATGCATCGCCCCGGCTACTGAAGTTAAACATATGTTCCTACCGCCAATTTGTATCTTCGGGTAAGTAGGTCTTAACTTAATTCTCCCATTTGCATAAGGATTGTCCCATATGGGCGTATACAGCTTGAAGTCCTTAACTTTGTCTTTACTCTCCCTATATCCACCAAAGTATTTGTCAAGAATATAATCAATAGCCGGTTGGTTCTCAATGATATCCTCATATATGAAAGTATCGCCTGTAGTGATAAAGTATCTTGCTTCTTGATATATTTCCACACCTTTTAGATTATTCTTACCCTTAAACGGTAATGTACCTTTAACCAGAATGTGAAGACCTCTACCACTTCTTGACTTTTCAGTATAACTTTCACACTTACCAATAATGTCCGAACTAATATCACTAAGTAATCCATCGTCAAATCCTGCATCAATATCAATACCTATTATATTGTTATTATTAAATACAAAACCTATATTGCTAACATAGCCCTGCTCAATACGACTTACCGCCGTATTAAAATCAGACCATGTTGTATTATTTGTCGAAGATGCTTGGAATCCCGTATTAGGATTTATAGGCACCTTACTATCTGGTTTTATACATACCCATTGTGGTAATGCTTTAAGTTCATCCGGGATTTTCTCAAACATATGCTTACCCCTCTCACCTTTTTAAATAAGTCCTCTCTCCCTTGCTATCCTCTTTTCGATAGCTCTAAGTAACTTCCACATATCGGACTCACTCATATTACTTTCTGCTGCTAATCTAATTACATTATCCCTGGATGCATCCTTATACAATTCAAGTATCAAGTCCTTTGTGTAGTCTGACATACTGGATAAAGCATCGTTACATGCATTCCAGTTTAATTCATCTACTTTAGTGTTGAATATCGGGTCGGGATACCTGATATAGAAACTCATGCAGTGTTGAATATAATCTGATAAATACGATTTAGCCATCAACTTTATCCTCTTTATCTTCTTTATCCTCAAAGTCCAATTCATTATTGATTGCACCCTCAAAATACCATTTATTATCTACACATATCAGATAATCGGGGATATCGGAGAGTGTAACCTCCCCATTATACACAATTCCCTTCGCCCCGGCTTCATCCATGGTATTTGATACCAAATCTTTGCCGGCTCTCAGTAAGAACTTTACTTTACCCGACTCATTCGCCTTCAACTTATATGTCATATATCCTCTTTGTCCTTTCAATCTTCTCTTTCTTTATCTCCTGTATCTCTTTGCTGCAGCCCAGTAGATAGATTAACTGCTCAAGTACCAGACTTACATCCGCCATCTCCTCGACAATGTTAGATGTCTTCCCTCTATTTTGCTTACAGAAAGCCTGTGTAAGTTCAGCCATTTCCTCTATCATCTGATTTATTTGTGTTTTAACACCGAAGTATTCAGCAAGCCTATACTTTTCATCGCTCTGAGTAAGCTTCAGCAATGTACGG